CTTGATCCGAAGATTGTCCATTCTTTTGGACCACAGATGGGCAGTGGACGGCCTGATACTTCAATAGGAGATGGTTACGTGAACATGATCACCCTTATTAGAGGGATCTGTTTGTATCATGGGATAACTGCCCAGACACCTATTAGCGAGGTTAAGCGTATAGCTGGGCTCGTTAGAATAGCATTTTGCGGCGATGACGTCAATGCACATTATCCCTCTGAGTGGACAGGGATTATGCAATATCTGGCACGTTACCAAAATGAGTGTGGCCTCACAATTAAACTCATAGAGCGAGAGAGACTCACTGATTGTGTCTTTCTTGGAATGAGGCCCTTTCCTTGTGCTGTATTAGAGGCGGACGGGAAAATCAGGATTCGCATAAGATGGGGAAAACAACCCGGTAGGTTTCTTTTTAAGGCAGGGTGGCAACGGCAACCCACAGTGGACGGGTTGGCATGGGCAAAGGGAAATGCATGGGCTACTTTCATTGCCAACAATCACGTCCCAATTTTGCGTTCCTTTGCCTTGTCTATACTGAGGAAAACTACAGGTGTTGCCATGAAGATCCCAATGGATCTATGGAAATATAGGATGCCAAAGGATCGAGAACAACGATTCCTAATTCCTGAGACATATGACGTCTTTGAACAGGTTTATGGCCTCTCCTATGCAGAGATCACCGAGTGTGAGCGCAGATTGCTAAAGATTAGCAATTTACCCTCACTCGTTTATGACTATGCTGTATCTAGGATGATTTGTATTGATAATGACCTTCCTTGTACGGATGGTTATTAGTCAGGACCTGAGCAGGAGTGCAAAGCACTCCACGCGTTATTAAACGCGAAACGCAGGACATGCTGATGATGTGAAACACTTAAGAAAGTGGGGTTTAGTCCATCAGGCTTGAACAACGAAAAATACAAACACCAATTATTATGGGAAAGGGAAAGAATGTCAAGGTTGTTGCGCCTGTCTTGAAAAGTCAGAAACAAGCTCCAGCTATGAGATCGTCCTCGGCGAATGGGAACCGTGTCAGCAAGGAGTCATCCAAGTTGACCGCTACGGAACCCAAAGGCAAGAATCCTCCCGTGGGAGGCAAGTTCAAGGGGTTGTCGACCAGTCCCTTCCGAAACCTGCCACCCACATGGGCCGAAAGGACTCAGCGGCTCAAAGACCACGTGGTAAAGGCCTACAAGGGATCTGTCGGCAGACCTGGCGGGTACGGCCAAGTGGGATTGCCAATAAGCCCATATGAAGGCTACCGAGGACGTGGAGGAGTAGGTGGCAGAGGTTTTGATCTGAAATCGACCTTGACCCATGTCGCCAAGAGTGTGGGTACACACAATCGTGTTGCTATGGCAATTGCACTACCTGGCAATGAACCACCCGTTCGTTGTGGAGGTGAGTGGGCATCTACTGCCTCTGCAGTGGCACAGCTGCACAATGTTACCCAAACTGATTTCTCTTCACCAATCACCGGGACACCCTTACTGCCAGGACAACATGTCCTGGCCGTCTCGAAGGACCCGTTGCACGCTTGGATGAACCAGTTCTCTTGCGTTATTGCCAGCAATGGAAATCCCCAAGAGTGGAGTTATACTGCAGAACAAAGTGTTCAACGGCTTCCCGCAAAGTTTACCATGTCCACCAAGGATGGATACGAATTCCCTGCAAACATCGAAGGTGAGATACCCTTGAATTTTCCTTGTTGGACAAGGAACAA